TATCTGAGATAGAACAATTAATCAGATTATCTAACCACCCTAGCTTAGTTAAAACTAGAGATGTTGATGCTTCTGCTGGTGCTGGTGCAATTATAGAAATGCCTGATGGAATTGATCCATCTTTAAAACCTTACATCTTACAACCTAGTGGACAGAACTTAGACTCAGTTTTGAAAACTATTTCTATGAAGGTAGATGCTATCAATAGACTATCTCATGTAGGTGCAGTTAGAAGTACAAGTGAGAGAGTAGTATCAGGTGTAGCATTACGAACTGAGTTCCAATTACTAAATGCTAGACTAGCTGAAAAAGCTAACTTGATGCAATTAGCTGAAGAACAGATTTGGAGATTATACGCATTGTGGCAAGATAAAGTATTTGATGGCAAAATTATGTATCCTGATTCTTTTGATTTAAGAGATTGGGCAACTGATTTAGAAGTCTTACAACAAGCTAAAGCATCTAATATTAAATCTGATACTTTTGTTAAGGAACTAGATAAGCAGATTGCAAGAACAGTTATTGAAGATGATGATACCTTATCTAAAATTGACGAAGAAATAGATCAATCAACAACTAGACTTGGAGAGTTTCCAGTAACACCTATAACTACTCCAACAGTTTAATATAATTTTTTTGGAGATTCTTCTATTGAAATATGTTCAGGTTTGTAATTACCAATTCTATCTAATGTATGATTAAATGCTTTAATTCTTTTTTTAGTGAATCCAGTTATATATCCTTTAGTCCAACCTCTTATATCGCTTCTCCAACAAGAGCATTTTTGATTTATTTTATACATATAACTATTTTTTTAATCAGATTTGTATATAAAAACAAGAGGAACATTTGTAGAACATGGCAAAAGATTTATTAGAAAAATTAGGAGATTACCGACAAAACAAAGTTATGGATTTGTCCGATACTCATGTTGAACGACTACAAAAATCCTTACAAGAATTAGAAAACTTAGTTATAGCTGAAGCCAGTAAGATCAATCCACAAAGAGGTAGTTTAAAATTAAGAACTACGATTGCTTTAGAGATGCGTCCTAAACTCAAGCAATACATTGAGCAAACTTATCTTAATGCAATACAACAAAACATATCTGAATATGATAAGTCAGCAAGTTGGTTATTAGCTACCTTTAAAGAATATCCTATACCTAAGAACTTCAAAGAGATTACTGAATTAGATTTAACAACTATACAACAATTAAAACGAAGTGCATATTTACCATTTGAAGATTTAGGTAGTGAGTTTGTGAATGAGTTAGCACAAGAAGTTTATAACAGTACCCTTACTGGAAAGCCTACCGATCAAATGATTAATGATTTAAGAGGTAAGATTAATGGTATTTATCAGTCTAGTGATGACCAAGAAGCACAAGAGTTAGTAGATTTTATAGCTAACAATCCTGATAAGACTGAACAAATTAAAACAGCAACAGAACGATTACAAACTATTTATGGTAGGGATAGATTAGGTAATAATTTTAGAAGATATGCTACACAATTAGTACAGGACAGCTTAATGGGATTTGATGGTCAGTTTGCTAAGTATAGAGCAGATGAATTAGGTTTAACCTCTTACAAATATACTGGAACTACTGTAAGAGATACTAGAGATTTTTGTAGAAGAAATGTTAATAGAGTTTTTACAGAAGAAGAAATTAGAGAGATTTGGACATCGCAAACTTGGAAGGGTAAGGCACAAGGCGATCCATTTATTGTCAGAGGTGGTTACAACTGTCGCCATCATTGGCAACCAACCAATCCTGATTGGCTAGATGCAGAAGGCAACTACAAATTAGATTGACAAAATAGACAGTTAAAACTAAAGGAGTAAATATGGACGAGAATAAAAACTCGGTAGAGCAAACACAAGCTACTGAAAATAATGTGGACAAGGCAACTGATGTTTCTAATGAAGCAGAAGTAAAAGCTGAATCTAAAGCATTTACTGAAGAACAAGTAGAGGCGATAGTACAAAGAAGATTAGACAGATACAAAAAAACTGTATCATCTAAACTTGATGGACTAGATTTAGAAGAAGCTAAAAAACTTCTTGAAGAAAAGAAACAAAAAGAGCAAGAACTCGCTTTACAAAGAGGCGAATTTGATAAAGTTTTGAAAGAAACAGTATCAAAAAAAGATAGTAAAATATCTGCTTTGGAATCTGAGTTACAGAAGATTAGGATTGACGAAACATTAGTTAATACTGCTTCTCAACTTAAAGCAATTAATCCTAATGAGGTTAAAGCCTTATTAAGAAGTAATGTGAAGTTAAATGACTCAGGTAATGTTGAGGTAGTTTCTGAAAATGGAACACCAAGATACAATGAAAAAGGCGAATTAATGAGTGTGAACGAGTTGGTTGCTGAGTATCTAAATAACAATCCTCATCATTTGAGTGCTACTCCAAAAGGAAGTGGTAGTCAGAGTGGGATTGGTGGCAATACACTAAAGCCGTTTAATATAGCTGATTTGGATTTGTCTAAAGCTGAAGATCGTAAGATTTATGCTGATTACAAAAAACAAAGAGAGCAAGGTGGGTTGAAGGCAAACTTAACAATAAACAACTAACCTAAAAGGACAAAACTATGGCAAACGAAACAACGAGTTCTACTTTATCAGAACTATATACTGAAGTAATTCAAGAAGCGATTTTCACGTTTCAAGAAACTTCTGTAATGAAACCAGTTGTAACTACTTACAGCATAACTGGACAAGGAAAACAAATAGCAGTACCAGTATATCCAGCTATTTCTGCGGCGGCTATCGCTGAAGGAACTGATTTATCTAATACTGCGGTAAACCCAACCGAAACAACTATCACAGCTAGTGAAGTTGGAGTTATGACAACTCTTACTGACTTAGCTAGAGATTCTGCATCTAGAAATGTAGCATCTGACATTGGTAAGTTATTCGGAGAAGCAATCGCTAAAAAAGTTGACTCTGATTTAGTAGCTTTATTTAGTTCATTCTCTAGCGACATTGGTTCTGCTGGAACTGAATTAACTGCTGACTTACTATTCAAAGCACAAGCAACTTTAAGAGCATTGAATGTACCAGCACCTTACTATGGTGTATTCAATCCTAAAGCTGTATTCAACTTAAAGAAAACATTAACTCAAGCTGGTTACAACACATCTGCTAGTTCAATTTCTGATATTGGAAATGAAGCATTAAGAAACGGATATGTTGGCAGAATTGCTGGTATTGATGTGTTTGAAAATGCTAACATTAGCATTGACCAATATGATGATTCAATCGGTGGTGTATTCCACCCAGTATCATTAGGTCTAGCTATGAAAGCTGATTTCAAAATTGAAACTCAGAGAGATGCTTCTTTAAGAGGTACTGAAATTGTAGCTACTGTAACTTACGGAACAGGTGTAGTTAAATCTAACTATGGTGTTGCAATTACTACTGACTCTGCATTTTAATTAATGCTTATAATGGTGGGGAGTAAAATCCCCACCTACAAATAGGATTTAACATGGCTAATTTTTCTACTGATGCAAATTTAACATTTTACCAACCTGATATTTTAAGTTTTGGTATAGCAAGTTTTACAACACCTAACGATTACCACGCACAAGCTAGATTAGATATTGAACGAGATTTAAGAATTAAATGGTTTCCAGTTTATCAAAGAAACATACAAGAAGATATTTCAGTATTAGACTCTATTGAAATGGACGGAACAAAATTAACTGATGCACAATGGAAAAGATGTTCAGTTTATAAAGTGATAGCTGATTATGCTTGTCCATTATTAACTAAGTTTAATAGTGCTGATAACCTAGACAGATTCCAAGTGATGATGAATCATTATAGAGTTTTATATGAAAAAGAATTTACTGATATTTTAAGAGATGGTGTTGAATATGATGATGACAGTTCAGGAACAGTAACTAATTCAGAAAAAGAAGCATATCATAGACTAAGACTGGTAAGATGAAGATTACTCCTACTGTTGATGATCGTAGATTACAGCAAAAGATAGACAAACAAATCAGAGAGCAACCTAGACAAATTCAAACAGTATTAGGAAGAACTGCTGAATTTCTTATGGGTTTAATTAAGCAAAGAACTCAAAAAGGTAAGAACCCAGATGGTGGTAGCTTTGCACCATACAAACCTGAATACAAAGCATTTAGACGAGAGAGAGGAAGACAAGTTAATTTTCCTGACTTAAACTTCTCAGGACAAATGTTATCTAACATGACACAAAAGAATACTCCTAAACAAGCTATTCTATTCTTTGCTAATAAATTCCAAGCATCTAAAGCATTGGGCAACCAAAAGAAAAGACCATTTTTCTTGATTGGCGATAAAGAAACAAAGACTCTAATAAACTTCTTTGCAAAAGAATTCAAAAAAGTTAATAAACTGATATGAGCAAAAGAGAGAATATAGCAAGTAATATTATAACTACCTTATCAGGCATATCTTCGCCTATTACATTAAAAAAGATTACTAGAGAACCATTTTCAGTTGATGAATTATCTGAACAACAATATCCAGCAGTATTTGTTCAATCAGGTAATGAATTAAGAACTGATGAAACTATGACTTCCACAACTGTTACAAGACAAGCTAGTGCTGACTTTGTAATTGTAGGATTTGTAAAAGGCGGTACAAATATAGATACAAAACGAAATGAACTTATCTCTACCATTGAAACTGCACTAGAATCTGATAGAAGCAGAGGTGGATACGCAAAGAGAACTGAAATCGTAGAAGTTTCTACTGATGAAGGTACTTTGTTTCCAATTGGTGGAATCCGAGTAGTGATACGAGTTATGTATCAATATACTGCTGGAACACCATAAACAACTAACAAGGAGAACAAAATGGCAACTCACACAGGTAGTGAAGGAACGATCAAGATTGGTGCAAATACTTTGGGCGAATTAAGATCATTCTCACTAGAAACAACTGCTGAAACTATTGAAGATACTTCAATGGGCGACACAAGCAGAACATACAAAGTAGGACTAAAAACTTTTACTGGTACTGCTTCTGTATTTTTTGACGAAACTGATACAGCACAACCAAGTTTGGTAGCTGGTGCAGAAATAACTTTGAACGTATATCCTGAAGGTGCTTCAAGTGGCGATACTTACTACACAGGTAGTGCAATCGTTACAGGAAGAACAATCAATTCATCTTTTGATGGAATGGTTGAAATGGAAATTTCGTATCAAGGAACTGGTGCATTAACTGAAAGCACAGTTTAATTTATAAGGAGAAGGTTAAAACATGAGTGTAATAGATAGAGTTAAAGAACATTTTGAATCACAAGGGGTTAAGAAGATTGAAGTTGCCGAGTGGGGCGAGGAAGGACAACCTCTAGTGATTTATTGCAGTCCATTTACTTTAGCAGAAAAAAGAAACCTATTCAAAGGTGCTAGAACAGATGATCTAGGAGTTTTGGTAGATGCAGTAATGCTTAAAGCTAGAGATAAAGATGGTAATAAAGTATTCAAACTAGATGACAAACAAGTTTTACTTAACAATGCTGATCCTGAAGTTATTGCTAGAGTAGCAACAGAAATGTTGAATACTATTTCATTAGAGGACGCAGAAAAAAAGTAAGATACGACCAAGAGTTATTTGCTATACTTACTCTCGGCGAAAGATTGAAAAAAAGTATGGTAGAAATTTTGGCTATGACAGAAGAAGAATTCTTTTACTGGATAGCTTATTTTAAAGTGAAGGCAGAAAAGGAAAAGTTATATAGTGGCACAAGAACGACTCCAAATTCGCCTAGACGCAGTAGATAATACTCAACGAGCATTTGGTAATTTTCAAAGAAGATTAGATAAAGTTAAAGCATCTATCTTTAATGTTAGAAATGCTTTGTTAGGTATTGGTGCTGGTGCTGTTATAAAAGGTTTTGTTGATGCTGGTGTTCAAATTGAAAATCTTGAAGTACAATTAAAAGCATTATTTGGTTCTGCAAAAGCTGGAAAAAATGCACTAAAAATAGTTACTGACTTTGCTACTAAAACTCCATTTGAATTATCTAATATACAACAAGGTATCGTATCTTTAGCAACTGTAAGAAAAACAGCAGAAAAAGCTGGTGTAAGTTTTGAAGAATTATTAAAAATAACTGGTAATACTGCTGTTCAATTAGGTGGAGATTTTGCTCTTGCTTCTTTTCAAATTCAAAAAGCATTTAGTGCTGGTATTGGTGCTTCTGAGTTATTTAAAGAACGAGGTATTGCTGGTATGGCTGGATTTCAAGCTGGTGCATCTTATTCTATTGATCAAACAATCAAAAAATTAAAAAAGGCATTTGGTACTGATGGAGAGTTTGGAAATTTAATTGATGAATTATCTAAAACATTATCAGGTACAGTATCAAACTTAAAAGATGCTTTTTTTAAATTTCAAATAGCTGTTAGTGCTGGATTCTTTTCAGAACTTAAAAAACAATTAGGAGATTTAAAACAATTTGTAGATGAAAACGATTCTAAGATAAAACAATTCGGTGTAAGTGTAGGACAAGGTTTATCAAGAGCAATCGTAAAATTAGCAGAAGCAACTAAGTATGTTGTTGAGAATTTTGAAATGTTTAAAAATATTCTTCTTGGTATTATAGGAACAAAAATAATAATATTTTTAGGAAATGTAGCATACGCAATAGCGGGATTAATTCCAATAGTAAAAGGATTAACAACAGCTATGATGCTAAATCCTTTAATTGCAACAGCTACATTAGTTGCAACTGGAATAGCTTTAGTAACAACAGAATTATTAAATCAAACAGAAAAAGTTAATGATTTAACAAAAGCATATGAAGCACTTAATAATGAAATTCCAACAGTAGGTTATGAAACTACAACAGGAGAAAAAGGAATAGGTAAATTAATGATACCTAAACCCAAACCATTTGGATTAGGTTTTCCTACTGAAGAAGAAGGTGGTGCAATAGATGTTAAATCAATCATAGAAGCTAATTCTGCTTTAAAACAGTTTGAAGATGCTATTAGAAGAATTAATGAAGAACAAATGAACAAGCTAGAAGAAGCATGGTTAAATATAGGAGAAACTTTAGCTAAAGGAATTTATGCTTCCATAGATGCTATTTCAAAATCATTAGCAGAAGCAATTATCTTAGGAAAAGATTTGGGTAATGCTTTCAAACAATTTGTTCAAAATGCTATTGTAAATGCTTTATCTGCTTTGATTAGTTTCGTATTACAAAAAGTATTTTTATACGCATTGGAAAAATTATTTGGAATTGAAATTAAAAAAGAGATTGATTTAGAAAAACAAAAATTAGCTACCATGAAAAAACAAACATCAGAATTAACAAAACAATTAGCTATTAAAACTATTTTAATGTTTATGGGTGGATTTGCTGAAGGTGGTAGAGTATCAGGAAAAGCAGAAGGTGGTAGAGTTCAAGGATATAGAGCAAATGGTGGACAAACATCAGCTACCAATGCTTATATGGTAGGAGAACGAGGCAGAGAATTATTTATCCCTTCTACTGATGGACAAATTATACCAAATGAAAGATTAGGCGGTATAGGATCAACTAATATTAATTTTACAGTACAAGCAACAGATGTTAAGGGAGTGCAAGAATTATTGATTGATAATAGAGCAACAATCACTAATATAATTAATTCAGCTTTAAACCAAAAGGGCAAACCAGCTTTGATATAATATGAGTGGCACATTTCCTACAACACCAGCACCTAGAAACGCAAACATTAGATCACAACAAAATACGATTATTTCTGTAACTGCATCAGGAAGAAAACAAGCTAGACAAATAGATGGTCAAAAATTTGCCATTACTTTGCAATTCCCAACTATGACTAGAGCAGAGTTTGCACCTATCCAAGCATTTGTGATGAAACAAAGATCAAGACTAGAAAATTTTACAGTTGTTCCACCAACAGTTAAAAATGCTTTAGGTGTTGCTAATACAGTTATATCTACTAATGCCTCTGTATCTGCTGGTGCTACAACTTGCACAGTAGATAACATGACAACATCAACCAATGGAATATTAAAAGCTGGAGATTATTTTAGATTTACAGGACAACAAAAAGTTTATATGGCTGTTGAAGATTTGAACTCTGATGGTTCAGGAGAAGGAACATTAACCTTTGAACCACCTTTAAGAAGTGCTGTTGCAGATAATACTATTCTTATTTACGACAATGTAGATTTTACAGTTTCATTAACTAACGATATTCAAGAATTTGATATTGGAACTCAAGAATACTTTAATTACGAAATTGATCTAATAGAGGTATTATAATGGCTAGAGGATTAACTACGGCAGTTAATAATGAACTGGCTACTGATAAACTTAATCCCATAACATTATTATATTTAAATGTTGGAGTAGGATACAGATTTACTGATCATTACAAAGATATAACTTATGATGGAAATACTTATTCAGCTTCATCTTTATTTCTTAAAGTATCAGATATTTCAGAATCATCAGAAGTAGAAGTAGGAAACATATCTTTAGAATTTACTGGTGCTGACCAAACTATTGTGTCTTTATTTTTATCTTCTAACTACATGGATAGAGAAGTAGAAGTGTACAAAGGTTTTATGGACGCAAATCAATCACTTATTGCTAATCCATTTCTTTTATTTAAGGGTAGAATAGAATCTTTTAATCTTGACGAAGATTTAAATAATTCAGATGTACAAATTGTAGTTGCTTCTCATTGGGCTGACTTTGATAAAATTAAAGGAAGAAAAACAAACACCAATTCACAACAATTATATTTTACAGGAGATGTTGGTTTTGATTATGCTTCACAAACAGTACAAGATATTAAATGGGGTAGAGCATAATGCAAGAGATTGTAGATTTATTTAGAACTTATAACAAATATGATCTTATGACAGATAATCAATTAAGATTATATCTTATGCCTTCTATTAGTTTAGGACAATATAAGAAGTTTTATGATAAAGATAAATTAGTAGGATTTGTTAATTGGGCTTATATACATAACTTAACAGAACAAAGATTTAGGAAGTCAGGCAAGATTATGGCAACCGAATGGAAATCAGGAAACAATCTTTGGATAATAGAAATAGTATCTATTAAAAATACATTTAAGATGATGAGAGAAATATACAAATATTTCATTAAAGACAGAATGAATATCAATCAGTCTATAAATTGGTTAAGAACAAGCAAGGATATTTATAGAATAGGTAAAAAATTTAAAAGGGAGTTTCATCAATAATGGGTTCGGTAGTAAAAGCAATAACTAATGTAGTTCAGAAATTTATATCTTGGTTAATACCAATACCAAAAGTTCCTGACTTTGATACACCTCAAGAAGAAAAAGGTGTATTAATAAATAAATCATCTAACAATGCTCAAATTCCTATTGTCTATGGAAGAAGGCAAGTAGGTATTACTAGAGTATTTTTAGAAACATCAGGCACAGATAATAATTATCTTTATATAGCTGGTGTACTTTGCGAAGGAGAAATTGAATCCATAGATGAAATATGGATTGATGATAAGTTAGTTACTTGGGCTAGTGCTTTATCTCATGGAACAGTTGTAGAAGTAGGATCAGGAGATGCTAACTTTTATAAAGATTCAACATCACATATTCAGGTACAAGCATTTTTAGGATTAGATGATCAAGTATCATCAAGCATACTCTCTACATCTACTAATTGGGGTGCTAATCATAGATTAAGAGGTGTTGCTTATCTTGCTTTTAGATTTAAATGGAATCAAGATATATTTGGATCAATCCCACAAATAAGAGTAACTTTAAAAGGTAAAAAAGTTTATGATCCAAGAACGACAACAACTGCTTACACAACTAATCCAGCTTTATGTTTGTTAGATTATTTGCGAAATGAGAGATATGGTAAAGGACTTCCTAATTCTGCATTTGAAAGTGGCTTTCAATCATTCCAAGATTCTGCTGATGAGTGCGAAACACAAGTAACACCTTATTCAGGTGGTTCAGATATAAATGTGTTTGATACCAATGCTGTTATAGATACCTCACAAAAAGTTATAGATAATGTTAGAAAATTACTTAATCCTATGAGAGCATTATTTACTTATACTCAAGGAATATACAAATTAAAAATTGAAAGTACAGGCACAGCAGTTAAAACTATTACAGCAGATCATGTAGTAGGTGGTGCTAAAGTTTTAGGAGAGAGAAAAAATAACAAATATAATCGTGTTATAGGAACATTTATTAATCCTGATAAAAATTGGCAACAAGACACTATAAGTTTTCCACCAGCAGATGATTCTAGCTTACCTAGTGCAGATCAACACGCAACCATGAAAGCATTAGATAATGATACTTTATTAGAAGGTAATTTTGATTTTCCTAACATAACAAGTCCTTATCAAGCAGAAGATTTATGCGAAATCATTTTACGAAGATCAAGAAACCAATTACAAGTTCAATTAAGATTAACTTCTGAATTTTTAGATTTAGCTATTGGAGATATTGTAGCAATTACTTATCCTAGTGGCGGGTTTAATGCTAAACCATTTAGAGTTTTAGGTATGTCTATCAATGATGACTTAACTGTTGATGTGCAGTTATTTGAACATCAAGATAACTTTTATACATGGACATCTAAAGCACAAGCACCTACAATCGCGGATACCAATTTACCCAATCCATATAGTGTTCAACCACCAGCATCACTTACTTTAGATGATAGCTTAGTTGAGTATAATGACGGAACAGTTATCACAAGATTAACTGCTATCATTGGTGCTTCAACAGATGCTTTTGTTGAACAATATAGAGTAGAAGCTAAACAAACTTTAGATAGAAATGGAAATGCAGTATCAGATAATTATAGACTAATAGGACAAGGTGTTGCTTTAGATTATCAATTATTAAATGTTATAGATGGTGCAACTTATGAAGTCAGAGTAACAGCGATCAATTCTATCGGAACAAAATCTACTTATGTTACAGGAACTAGAACTATCATTGGTTCAACTGCAATTCCTGAAGATGTAACGAATTTTAACATCAACATAACTGGTTCAAATCAAATGCAGTTATCATGGAAATCTGTAACAGATTTAGATATTGAGTTTTATGAAATTCGCTATCAGAATGTAACTTCTAATGCTAACTGGTTTGACAGTACAAACTTAGTTCAAGTTCCTAGAAGAAAATCTAATTCAGTAACAATTAACTCTATTGAACCACCTTTTGCTTTATTGATTAAAGCAGTTGATAAATTAGGAAACGAATCAGCAGAACCAGCTATTATTTATTCTAATGTTTCAAGACTAGAAAATTGGCAATCAATAGGTACAGTTAATGAAGAACCTACTTTTGTTGGAACATACAATAATACTTTTTTAGGTTCTGATGCAAATAGTAATCCAGCAGTTACTCTAGATACTATTTCTTTATTTGATAATACTGCTGGAAATTTTGATGATCCTGATGCTCTAGGTTATAATTTTGACACAGGCGGAGTAGCTAATAATATATCTTCTTCAGGTAGCTATGATTTTTATAATACATTTAGTTTAGACGCAGTTTATGATGCTACGTTTCAAGTCTTACTAACTATGCAATCAGATGATCCTTATGACTTATTTGATCTAGGTAGAGGTGCTTCATTATTTGATAATGCTAAAGCACCATTTGACGGAAATGCACCTACGAATTGTACTTCTACTATTAGTGTAGGAACAAGCAATACAAGTTTAGGAAGCATAACAACTTATAATCAAATATCTCAACAAGGTACATTTAGAGGTAGGTATTTTAAATTTAAAGCTAATTTATTTTCAAACAACAATCAGGCAAAACCTCTAATAACAGGACTGCAAGTTAGACTAGTGCTAGAGAAACGATCTGAACGAGGAGATGATATTGCTTCAGGTCTAGCAACGAAAACAATTACATTTACTAATAATTTCTATGCAACACCAAATATAACTGTTACTGGTCAAGACTTAGTAAGTGGTGATTATTTTTTAGTTACGAACAAATCTAAAACTGGCTTTGACATAGTATTTAAAGATTCAACCAATACCATTATTAATAAAACTTTTGATTATCAAGCAAATGGATATGGGTTGCAAACTTAACTAAAAAGGAGTAATAGAAGCATATGGCACAAGTATCAGATGTAGTTTTAGCAAATCAGGCGTTCGGAACTTTCCGAAGCGAATTAAATAATATTTTAGAAGCAGTAAATACAAATCATTTAGGTTCTTCAAGACCAGCTTCGGCTGTTGCTGGAACAATATGGATTGACAATTCTGTAACAAACACTTATGCAATCAAAGTATTTGACGGAACAGATGATTTAGAAATTTTTTCAATCAATACTTCAACAAATGCAATAACTTTACCAAGTGGAGTAAATGTTACGGAAAGCGATCCTAACTCAATTCCATTTGCAGTAGCTTTAGGATCATAAGGAGAAACAATGGCAAATAATTTTAGTGATGCAACAGTAGCAATCGCAAACAATAGTTTAACAGATATTTATACAGCAACTAATAAATCGCTTGTTATCGCTGGAACAATTTCAAACACAACAACAACATCAATGCAAGTTACTTTGAAGAAATATGATAGTTCTGCAACAACATCATTTTCTATTTTTACAAATGTTCCTTTAACGGCTGGATCATCTTTAGAATTACCAAAAGTAATTTTGCAAACTTCTGATAAAATACAAGTTCAAACTGATGACGCATCAGGAAATTGTACAGTAGCTTTGCAAATGCTAACTGATGTAGCATAGGAGATTTAATGGCTGGTTATATCGGCAATTACCCAACAGCAGTACCTTTAACAAGTGCTGATATTCAAGATGGTACAATAGGTATTGCAGATTTATCTGCTACTGGTACAAAAGACAGCACAACCTTTTTAAGAGGCGATAATACTTTTCAAGCAGTAAGTTCTGATTATGTTTTATTAGCAACAGTTGATGCTTCATCATCTGCTTCAGTTTCTTTTGACGGATATTTTTCAGCTACTTATAAAAATTATCAAGTAATACTTAGTGATGTATTTCCAACAGCTACAAATGGTTTTTTAAGAAAAAGATTTAGAAGAAGTAATGCAGATATTACAACTTCTAATTATACTGATGGTGGTGGTGGTTCTTATCAATATACTGGAGTAGGAAGTGGTTTTAAATATTTTGGAAGTGCAAATGGAGTTGCATATATTAGGTGTGGAGATGAAGATGGTCAAAGAGGAACATCAAACTATGCTCATCATGAAATAACAACTATTTACAGTCCATTATCTACTAATACATATAAAGTTCTTACTTCTCAAATAGGTCTTACTCAAAGAACAGATGCAAGTAATTATAATTACACCATAGTTGGTACAAGTGGAATGCTTTATGATAATACAAATGCTTTAAGTGGAATTAGTTTTTATATGAGTACAGGAAACATAGCTTCAGGAACTTTCAAACTATATGGAATTAAATAAATGAAAAAAATATTAGTAACACCTCAAGGAATACAAGAATTAGATTTAACTGCTGAAGAAATAGCACAAAGAGAACAAGATGCTATCCAAGCAGAACAAGATAAATTAACTAGAGAACAAAAAAAATTAGACAAAGAACAAGCTGAACAATCAGCAATTAATAAATTAAAAGCATTAGGTTTAACTGATGCGGAAGTAGAGGCATTTAGAAAATAATGGCATATATCGGACGCACACCCATTGTAGGAAATTATCAGGTACTAGACGCACTTACAGCTACTACTACTGATACCTATGCACTAACTAAAAATAGTGTTGCAGTATATCCACAAACTCCAGCGAACTGCATTGTATCGTTAAACGGAGTTATTCAAGCACCTTTTGATTCTTATACTATATCAGGTTCTA